TATATATTTTCCAGGAAGTCTTTCAGCTCAACTTGAACTTCAAGTTCAACAAAATGCTCTTAGTTTATTTTGCGACAGTGCAAGTTTTCCTAGTCAAAATATAGGAGTTAAGCAACAGAGAATTTATGGTCCAAACTATCAAAGACCAGTTAGCATAGATTATGGTGGAGAAGGAATACCTATGACATTTTTAGTCGATGCCAATATGCGTATTAAATCTATATTTGATATTTGGGTTAGTAAGATTATAGATCCAAATCAATATTTTGTATACGAGCCCGCATCATATGTATCTCAAATAAAAATAAATCAATTAGATGAAGAAGATAATATTGTATATTCTGCAATTTTAGAAGACGCCTTTCCTAGAAGCGTGGGTATGCTAGAGTTAAGCAACTCTACTCAAAATCAAGTACATAAACTCAACGTAACTTTTGCCTATAGACGTTGGGCGCCAGTTCATAGTATATCAAATTCTGTAAAGTATCCGGGTGTAGATACTACATCTACACAGGGAGATAAAATACAGTCATCGTTTATGGGCGGTAGACCGGGGTATGATGAAGCTGGTAATTTAATTACTACAGGTAGAAACACTAACAGATAACAAATAAGGAAATAATATGGCTTTACCTAAATTAGAAACACCAATCTATGAATTGAAATTACCGTCAACCGGAGACAAAATAAAATTTAGACCGTTCTTAGTCAAAGAATATAAAATATTACTAACATCACTAGAATCAGATAGTGAGGAAATTACAAGGATTGTAACTGAGCTAGTAGATGTTTGTACATTCAATAAATTAGATATGAACATGCTTGCAAATTTTGATATAGAATATATCTTTTTAAATATGCGAGCAAAGTCTATAAGTGAGATTACGCATTTAACATTAAAATGCGAAAATTGCGATAATAAAATTCCATTTGATCTAGATTTAACGAATGCAAAAATAGAAAAAAACGACAACCATACATCAAAGATACAATTAACAGATGATATTATTTTAGAAATGCGATATCCAAAATTTAATGAAATGATAGATATCTATGAAAATTTTAAATCTGATAGGGTTATTTTATTATTAAGCTCTTGTATAAAATCTGTTTATACAAAAGACAAAGTATATGAAGAATATACAAGCGACGAACTATTAGAATTTGTAAATTCATTTTCTAAATTGCAGTTTGATATGTTGGAAAATTTCTTTTTAACTATGCCAAAATTAGTACACCGTGTAGAACAGGATTGTAACGTTTGCGGAACTAAAAATAATTTAAAACTAGAAGGTTTAGAAAATTTTTTCGTCTGACCCTTTCCCATGAGGGGTTATATAGTTACTTTAAATTAAATTTTAAATTGATGCACAATCATAAGTATTCATTGACGGAAATAGAAAATATGATACCATGGGAAAGAGATACGTATGTTGCTATGCTTATATCAGATATAAATGATGATAATGATAAAAGAAAACAAAAAAATCTAAGGAATAGTTAATGTTACCTATCAACACTCAAGCGTCATCAACCGAAGATAGACATATTATTGCTGCCTCTCTAAAGAGACAAGAAGAAGAAGCTTACAAACAAACAAAAATTTTAGAAAAATTAGCAGACGAATTTGGTAAACAGAGACGAGCTAGTGTTAAACAAAATACTAATAAACAAGCAGAAACTTCTACAAAGGGGCCTGGTTTTTTTGATATGCCTTTGCAAGATTTAAAGCAAATGTTTGTATTTGATTCTGGTTATAAGAATAAACAAAATAAACAAAATACTTTAAAAGATATTCCGCAAACCCTTAAATTTGATTCTGGACAAAAATCAAATAATAAGCAAGATACTAATAAAGATGAAAACTCCGACAAGAAATCTCAGGGTGTTTTTAAAAATATGATTGAGAATATTACCGATTCAAATGCCAAAAAAGAAATATCAGAAACACGCAAAAAATTAGATAATATAGTAGAAACTCCTTCTGAAGGAGATAAAGTAAAAAAATCAATTGAAACAGCACAAGAACCTCCTGCGGAAGATAAACTAAAAAAATCAAGTGACATGGAGAATGAAGAAACTACTCAAACTGAGCGCAAACTACATGTGCCATTTTCACAAAAAATAAAACAATCTTTTTCTGAAAAAATGACCAACTCAATGGCCGGTGCTACAACAAAAGATTTTAGCCAATTACTTACAACTAAAGAATATAAAGAATTTACGAAAAAACAAACTGATAGGATCGTAGACGCATTAGAAGGACTTGATATCGGCGGAGGCGGCGGCAGCGGAGGTATTGGTGTGCCGGGATTAGATGTAGATTTACCTGACGGTAAAGACGGTAAGAAAAACCAACGAGGACGTGTACCTAAACCCGGCACACCTAAACCCGGCACACCTAAACCCGGTACACCTAAACCTGGTATGCCAAAACTACCTGGCGCCAAATTCGGGGCAAGAATGGCCTTAGGAGCAGTGGCCGGGACTTTTATGACCGGCATTACATTAGCTACTCATATGGAAGAGTTGGGTGCTAACGAAGCTGAGGAAATGGAAAAAATTAGACAATTAGAAAAAGAGACAAGAGAGGCGGCAGGAGAACCAGAGCCACCATCCGTTTTAGATATTGCAAATGATCCTAATATCCCCGAAGGTGATGCCCGCAAATTGGAAGCAAGAAAAAGATTAGAAAATCAAACAAAGGTAGATTCGGATGTTAAAAAATATGGTAAGGAAGAAGCTGGAGATAGAGCACTCGCAAGACAAAAAATTGAAGAAAATTTAAGACAAAGAAAAGAAGAAAAAGACGAAATACGCCGTATACAATCCCGTAGTAAAATATTACCTAAAACAGAAACAAATAAAGCAACAGAAGCTGGTCCGCAAGAAGACTTAGTAATACCAGACGAATTAAAAAATTTAGAAACTGCATCTGCAGTAACACCAAAATTATTAGATACGGCGACAGAACAAAAACAAGAATTAGAAGATACTAAAGCTGCGACTGCTCCCATTACTGTTATAAACAATAATACAAATAATGTGGGTGGAGGTGGAGGGCAATCTATGAGCTTTGCTTCAGCCAGTGCAGTAAATCTCGATACCGCAATTAATGACTTCTTTAGATCACATGGAAGAATATTTGCATAACGTGGAAAACCCCGCACAGGGCGGGGCTAAACTATTATAGTTTAATCTTCAGCTAATTTTGCGAAGTATGATAGCGAATCATTGTCATCATCAAAATCTACTTCTTTAGCAGGCACCTTAACTGGTGCCTTTTCTGTCTTTTGTGATACTCGTGCAGTAGGAACATCATCCAAGTCTACATCCGCCGCAGGTTTAACTGCTGCTGTAGATGCACCATTCAAGCCCATAACCATTTCGAATTTCTTCTTCAATTCGTCATATGACTTAAAGTTTTTCGCATCTAAGAACTGAACCAAAGAATGTTGGCCGCTCCAGATTTTTTCGATCTCAGCATCATCTTCAGAAATAGTACTAGTACCATCAAATTCCGATTTGTCATAATTGCGATAACCCTCGACATTGCGAATCTTCAATTTGAAGTTTGCGCCTTCCCAAAAATCGAATGGATTAATTGGTTTTTCATCTTCGAACTGTGGTTCAGCAATATCTTTAATCTTATCAAAGATTTTCTTACCAAACTTGTAAAGGAATACTTTACCTTCGTTCTCAGGATGTGCTGGGTCTTTAACAATTAAAATGTTAACAACATAACTAAGCTTGCGCTTTTGTTTACGAGCAATTTCTTTATTTGCCTCAGAACCAGAGTTCCATAGTTCTGTATTGTATTCAGAAACAGGATCTGCTTTGCCTAGGGTTGTAAGAGAATTCTCGATATACCATTTGCCTGCTGGACCTTGGAATCCATGATTCCAAACTCTAACCCAAGGCAAGTCTTCGCCTTTAGGTGCAGGTAAAAATCGTAAGACAGCATAACCGTTGCCTGCCTTGTCTACTTCTGGAGACCAGAAGCGATCATCAGCGCCACGAGATTCTGCTTGGGGGTTTGCG